GCCAACTCAATAAGTTTCATCTTATCTTCTAGACGGTCAACAAGTTCTACGTCAACGATGTTGTACTCAATAAACTTCTGCCAACCTTGAGTATAGAAATCTTTAAAAGTATCGAACTCCGAGTGGTCTAGTTTTTTCTGACCGAGTTCAACTTCCGCAATATAGTCTAGACGATACGATTCCTGTGCCTTATAAGTAAACTTCTTATAAAGATCAAGATAATCAAGTTGAGTTAATCCACCAACATCAAATGTTGTATGCTTACGTCCATTGATGTAGATTTCTCCTTCGGTTACAAGTCCCCAGTTAGAGAAACGCTTCATCAGTTTCTCACCAAGAACTCTATTAAGACGCTTGCAGATATATGGAATATCATACAACTGAATATTCCATCCAGTTACCACATCAGGAACATCAACCATCCAGTAATTGATGAAATTGTTTAAAAGATCATACTCACTTGAGCAGCAGTGATAAGTCACATTGCTTTGCTTGTTATTAAATGGTTTGACTCCCCAAGTAACAATTTTCTTTGTCGTATAATCCTGGATAGTAATTGCAAGAATTTCTTCAGAACAAGATTCTACATCGGGAAATCCTTGCTCCGATGCAACCTCAATATCCAAGGTTACAAGTTTGATTTTACTAATATCAAACTTGATTTCATCCTCTGGATATTTGCTAGAGATATACTGATAAATGTATCTATCATTTCCATAGATCTCAAATCCATCAATCTCATCATACTTTTTGTAGAACTCACGACAATCTTTGATTGTTCCTGGATTAATTTCCTCTACTGCTTCTCCACTTAATGTTCTGTACTTAGAATCTTTTTTAGTCTTTACATATAATGTCGGAAAGAATTCATCTCTCGTTTCAAATCTTTTACCATTATCTACTCCACGAACCAAAAATTGATTTCCAATCAATTGAACATTAGTGTAAAATCTCATTCTTTAATCAAGTCCTCGTATTTTTCAAGTAATGTTGGCGTAGGGTCTGCAAGAGTTAGAATCTTATCAGAACTTATCATAAAAGTAGATTGTCTAGTATATCCACAAAGAAATGGTTCTAAAGTTTGATCGCTTCTTACAACAAAAGGTTTTGTGATTTTACAATCAGGTTCTCCAAGTTCTGAAGTAATTTCTTCAATCTGACTGATTAGAATCAGATTGTTCATCAGTGATAGTATCTTCGTTAGTTTCATTTTTTTCCTCTATTACATTATTTAAAACTTTTTGCTCATACATCTGTTTTAGTTTTTCAACAGGTTCAACCAAAGTGACAACCCAATCATTTGGTACTAAAATTCTTTTATCTGTGGACAAAAGAATCCAGGGAAATAAGTTAATATCAAAAGAGTGTTTAATTTTCTCTTCATTATTTTTTGAAACAGACTCAAAATCTTTAATTAAAACGACGTGGGGTTTATTAAAGAAAAATCCAATAACCCTTTCATCCACTACCATCTCTTGAATATCGGAAATTATGTTTTCTCCCGATTTCAACAATGCAAGTTTTACCGTCATTCTTTACTCCATACCTTCTAGCATTCTACCAATAAAAAAAGGAGGAGTCAACCTGGATTTTGCCAGGTGCTCCTCGCGCCGACGATATTCAAATCTATTTATCTCTTTCTTTTGAACTTACACACTTTCTTTCCAGGAAGCATAGCATAAGATGTTGTACCTGCCCAACCACACTTTGCTTTTGGTGGTTTTGCATTAGCACCAAAGTCACCTTTCATTTCATTAATAATAGAAATAAATTCTTGGAAGGTTTTCATTTTTTATTTTTATTTATAGGTAGTCCTTTCGTTTGTGATGCTCTGGGACAATCTTTTTCAAGTTGACAGAAAGGAGTCCGTCTTCAAAGGAGACATCTGAAACTTCAGTATCGTCTGCCATTGTCCATGCTCTCTTGAAAGATCGTTGAGCCAGTCCCTTATGGACGTAATTGGTATCGGATTCTTTATCTTCTTTTTGACCTTCAACGAAAAGTTTTCCATCTTGCGTATAAACATAGACTTCTTTCTTTTTAAATCCAGCAAGTGCAAGTTCAAGTCGTGATTCTACATTGCTAACTTGAACAAGATTGTATGGTGGATAATTAGAAGTTGTCTCGTGAATCTTAAAGATACGATCAAAATATTCATCCATCCCAATAGTGTTGCGATTAATCCTCTCCAACAAGGCAGGAAGATCCGCAGATGTAAACCTAGAGGTTCCAAGGT